CACTGGTGACACTGGTGACACCGGAGACACTGGAGACACTGGTGACACTGGAGACACCGGAGACTTAGGTGATACCGGAGACTTAGGCGACGATGGTGATGCTGGTGACGGTGACGACGGTGATGGTGGTGACGGTGGTGATGACACCGGGACAGGCACTGCTAAACCTTCAGGAGGCTTTAGACCACAAGGAGGACTTGGTGGTGGATATATGGGCGGCTTAAGCTATGAGTTGCCGCAGTTTGTAGGAGTACAGTACCAGCCTAAAGACTACACTGTTGAGTTGGACCGTATTATTAACGAAAGTTTGTTTAAAGGGATGATCTAATGACTTACAAAGATCTAGTCAACAATGTACTTAGGAGGCTTAGGGAAACAGAGGTTTCTTCTGTGCAAACTAATTCCTACAGTAAACTCATAGGTGACCTTGTGAATGACGCAAAGGACCTTGTGGAAAACTCATGGGACTGGTCTGCACTTAGGACTACACTTACGATTACTACTACGGCTGACGTCTTCAATTACTCCTTGACTGGCAGCCAGAATAACATCAAGGAACTAAACGTGTTAAACGACACGTCTAACTTCGTGATGCACTACCAGACTAACAACTGGTTTGACTCACAGTTCCTATTGTCAGCACCGGAAACAGGGTCACCAATGTACTACACGTACAACGGTGTTGACTCTGACGGTGACACTTTGATCGACATTTACCCAAAGCCTGACGGAGTTTATTCCTTACGTTTTAACTGTGCGTTACGTAATCCTGACTTGAGTGCAGACACTGACAAGCTGAAGATACCAGCGATGCCCGTAATGCACCTTGCTGTAGCCTTTGCTGCTCGTGAGCGTGGAGAAACTGGTGGTACTTCGACTCAAGAGTACTTTGCTATGGCTAACAAGTACCTGTCAGACGCTATTGCACAGGACGCCGGTAGACACCCAGAAGAAACTATCTTCTACACGCCTTAAGGTACACACTATATGGCACAAGAACTAAAAAGTATTAATCTTGTAGCTCCGGGCTTCAAGGGTATCAACACTGAGGACTCACCGTTGTCTCAGGACCCTTCTTTTGCTGAAGTTGCTGACAACGCAGTGATTGACAAAAGAGGGCGTATAGCAGCACGTAAGGGTCACAACGTAACGACTACTAACAAGACGCAGTTAGGTAGTGACAACCTGAGTGCTATTAAGGAGTTCAGAGACGACGCTGGTAACACTAAGATCTTCTCTGTGGGCAACAACAAGATACTCAGTGGTACAACCACGTTGGCTGACGAGACTCCGGGTAGCTACACAATCACTGCTGACGACTGGAAGATGGTCAACTTTAACGACAAGATCTACTTCTTCCAGCGAGCATACGAACCTCTTGTGTACGACAACGCAGGTGGTTCTGTAATTAAACTCAGTACAGTCTCAGGAGCAGCAGGTGTTGCTTCAACGATGTACGGCAATGAAGTCTTGGCAGCTTACGGTAGACTCTGGACTGCTGACTTCGCTACAGACAAGTCAACTGTTTATTGGTCTGACCTTTTGATAGGACACGACTGGTCCGGTGGAACCTCTGGGTCCATCGATATAGCTAAAGTGTGGCCTGACGGTCACGACGAGATTGTTGCACTGGCTGCACATAACAATCTTTTGATTATCTTTGGCAAGCGTAGTATCGTAGTTTACTCAGGTGCTGACGCTCCTGCTACTATGGCTTTGTCCGACACTATTTCCGGTGTTGGCTGCGTAGGTAGAGACACGGTACAGTACACTGGTGTAGACGTAATCTTTCTTTCCCAGACTGGCTTAAGAAGCTTCGGAAGAACGATACAAGAAAAGTCCATGCCAATAAGCAGTTTGTCCGGGACGATTACCACGGACATCATACAGTTAATCAATGAAGCAAACGAAGTTTACAAGTCTGTGTATTACCCAGAAGCAAACTTCTACCTACTAACTTTTACAAACCAAAACATGAGTTATTGTTTTGACATTAGAGGAACTTTGGAAAACGGGTCATACAGAGTTACACGATGGCCTGGCACTAGTTTCACTTGTTATGAACGCAAGGACAACGGAGACTTACTCATAGGAAGCGCACAGGGCATAGGGCAGTACACAGGTTTCCAAGACAACGGTAGTTCCTACAGCTTCAAGTACTTTAGCCCTGAGTTGTCTTTTGGCGATCCTTCTAAACTTAAGTTTCTCAAAAAGATTAGACCGACGGTAGTAGGTGGTAGTGGACTTGACATTCTACTAAAGTGGGACTATGACTTTGGTTCTTCCTACAACACAAGCATCATCACGTTGAAGGACCAAGCAAAAGCAGAGTTTGGTATAGACGAGTACACCGTAGGTCAGTATTCTGACGGTATCTTGACGTCTAAAGACGCTGTAAACACTAATGGCAGTGGAGGAACCTTGAGCATAGGCATGGAAACAAGCATCAATGGTAACGAACTGTCAATACAAGAAATCAATGTACTTGCACTAGTAGGTAAAACAATATGAGTAATTATACTAAAGTAACGGACTTTGCTGCAAAGGACACTTTGTCTGCAGGTGACCCTAACAAGGTTGTTCAGGGAACTGAGTTTGAAACTGAGTTTGACAACATTGCAACCGCAATAGCTACAAAGGCAGACACTGCTGGACCTACGTTCACAGGGACTGTCACGATACCTGCCCTGACTTTCACGGGTACGTTGTCAACGGGAACGATTAGCGGAGGAACCTACTAATGACTCTTACAGATATTTTAAATGCCATTGGAGGCGAAGGTAACGCTGCTAACACTGCTGCTGCTTTAGGCTTAGGGACCGCTGGTTTAGCTCTTGCTGAAAAAGGGTACAGCGATATAGGAGATATTGGGGAACAAGCTAAAGAAGCTTTGTCTGGGTACACCACAGAATCAGGTGAGTACGTACCCGGTTTAGCTGACAAGCTTTCAGGTATGCTGGAGTTCCAACCGTACACCGTAACTTCTGCTACTGGCGGTCAATTCGGTATGATTGAAGATCCTGCTACGGGTCAAATGACTTACCAACTAGCTACTTCTCCTGAAGAACAGGCGCTGCAACAGGAACAACTAAAACGTGCAGAGACACTCTTTGGACGTGCTGTGGCAGATCCTTCTGCAAGAGAACAAGAAGTTCTTGGACGTATGGAAGACTTAGCGTCTCCTGAACGACAACGGCAGCGTCTTGCTTTAGAGCAGCGCCTAGCGGCACAAGGACGCTTAGGCACACGCACAGGCATGTTTGGAGGTACTCCAGAAGCCTTGGCGTTAGAGCGTGGAATCGCAGAAGCTCAAAACAAAGCAGCACTGGACGCTATGCAGTTTACAGCGCAAGAACAGCAACGTCAGGCCCAGATGGGTTCAGGCATGTTAGCTGCTGGTTACGTACCACAGGCACAGTTGCTCAATGCGTTGCAACCCGGCATGACTGCTTCAGAACGTCAGAGACAAGCTATATCACAACAGGCAGGTACTTATGGTCAGACTTATGCTTCAGGCTTAGAAGCACTGCTACAAGCTGGCTTAGGACAAGCTAACATTGCTGGAGGTGTCGGTGGTAACATCGCTAGTGCAGCACTTGGTGGCTTGTTTAGTTAATAAGGAGAACACATAATGGCTACATTTTCACAAGGGTTTTTGTCCAGCCTAGGTAGACCTGCAATGGCAGAAAGCTTGTTTGGCTTAGGTGCCACTATTGGTGGTCTTCCGGGTCAGCGTAAGCAGCAGCAGAAGCAGCAAGCGTTTAACCAGTTGATGAAACAAGGGCAGCAAGCAATGGCTTCTGGAGACGCTGCTGCTTTAGCCAGCATTGGTCAACAGTTGGCTGCTGCTGGCTACCAGAAAGAAGCACAGCAGTTGACTCAGGCTTCCAGAGAGGCTTCACAGAAGGCTAAATTACAAGGTGTTCTTTCAGGAGTTGACTTACAGACACCTGAAGGTCTTGGTACACTGTCTGAGTACTACAGAGGCGAAGGCAATGTAGCTCAGGCAATAGAACTTGCAACTCAACAAAGAGAACTTGAAAAACAAAGAGACAAAGAAAATAAATTTGTAGAACGTAAAGTTAATTTGTCAAACACCGCTTTAAAACTAAACCAGCCTGACTTAGCAGAACGAATACAGGGAATAACAGATCCTGAAGAACTGCGTACAATAGCAACTGAAATCCGTAAAACCGAAGTAGAACGGATGCCTACTCAAAATCCTTTGGTTAGAAAACAGATGGCTAGAGCAGCAGGAATACCTGACGAGTTGTTTACTGAACTAGACTTAGCTAAAACTCCAGACAGTGTTTTCAATGAATACATAACTGGACAAAAAGGAAAAATGGAGTTTTTCTTACAAGACGGGAAAATAGTAGACTACCGTGTTAATGAAGCAGGTCTTGTTTGGAACAGAGACACTGACAGATGGACTGAAGCATCTCAATTGGGACTACAACCTGCTCCTCCACAAGTACAGAAGGTTCAAAACATAACTGCCGGTATGGGAGACGAGTTAGCTAAAGTAGGTGCTAAGTCTTTTTCAGAATTAGCAGAAAACGCAGGAAAAGCAGCAGATGCCCTCAGTTCTATAAACAGAAGTTTGCCCAATTTAGACAACATGTTTACAGGCGCTGGTGCTGAGATTAAACTAAATGTTGTCAGGTACGCAGAAACTTTAGGTATTCCTCTTGCTGATCCTTCTTCAATAGTAGACACAGAAGCTTACATTGCTGATTCAGGAAGACGAGTTGCCCAATACATCGTTAATTTAGGCGCTGGTACAGGTTTATCTGATGCGGATAGAAAGTACGCTGAACGTGTTGTTGCAGGAGACATTACACTAAACGCAGGAACTTTGAAACGTCTTTTGGAAGACATGCGTAAAGGCGCTAGAAACAAAATTGAGATGTACAAGAAAACCAGAGGAAGAGTTAAAACAAGTCTTGGAGAAAGCGGAGAAGCTGCTTTAGCATGGTTCCCAGAAGACTTTTATGTTGATGAAGGTCCTGCTCCTGTTCGTTCTCAAGCAGCAAGCAGTTTTCTTGACGCAGCCACAGCTCCATAATAAGAGGTAACTATGCAGTACACTCAAGAACAGTACAAAAATGCTATTCAAATGGCTCTTGCTGCAGGAGATCAAACAACTGCTGAAGAGCTTGCAGAAGAAGCTGCTGTTTTATATCCAGAAGGCTACTCTGCTCCTGAAACTCCTTACCTAGAGCAGGTTAAACGGAGAGCTTCTGAGTTTTCTCCTATAGAAATACTTTCGGAAGGCTTGGGTCAGATTCCCGAAAGAGCAGAAAGAATGGGAGGACCTGAGTACGGAGCAGGTGTAAGTGAATATGCACCTGTTGCTGTTTCACAAGCTCTTAGAACAGGAGGCGAGCTTTTAGCAGGAGGAGCCGGTATCCTTATTTCGGACTCTGTTCGTGAAGGTTTTGAAGAAGGATGGTCTAAAGTAAAAGACATGCCCGGAATAAAACAGGCAGGACAGGCTCTGGGTGCTGGTTTTGAAGCCTACTCTGAGTTTTCTAAAAATAATCCACAACTAGCAGAAACATTTGAAACTTACGTGGACGTTTTTGCGGCTCTGGCTCCTGCTTCTAAAATAGACGTAGCTGTCCCAGCAGAAAAAGCAAAACTAAAGTACAACACTGCTGTTTTAGAAGAAAAGCGAGCAGGTATCAATAAACTGATGGACCCTACAATTGTTGGTGAATCTGGTTACGGAGGAGAATTTAGATCTGTAGGAGGACCGCTTGACAGAACAGTCTACGTTCCTACCGAAAGAGAACAAATAATGCGTAGGACATTAGAGACTGTTGACGGTTTAGACCCCAACACTCACTATGCTCGTGCTCATACCGTAGTATCTGACGAAGTAAAAAGAGCTAACAATGAGTTAATTACTTTTATAAACAAGTCAGGAAACCCCACGTACGACAGACAGGAACTTGTGGAATCTATGCAAGAAGCGTTTGCTGGTCTTAAGGAATCTAAAGATTATGTTGCGCTGTCACGAGAAGCTCAAAAGAAAGCAAATGAGTACGCTGCTATTGCGTTAAAAACCATAAATAAAGAAGAGCCTAATGCTTTAGGTCTTTTAGCCGCTAGAAGAGAGTTCGATAGTTTTGTAAACGCTGGTCCTAGAAAAGGAGACGTTTTAGATCCCACTGTAGAAACAGCCAAAGGTGCTGCGGGTAGGTTCATAAGAAACGTGATGAACGAAAAACTCAAAGACATTACTGAAGGAGAAGTTGTACACAACTCTCTTGACCGTATGCACAATCTTTTGTCTGCTCGTTCAGTCTTACGTAACAAGATGTACGGAGAAGGAAACAACAGAATATCAAGAGTTGTGCAGAAAATATCAAAAGCTGCTAACTTGCCTTCTACTCCTCTTGCTTTGTACGCCACTTTGAAAACGGGAGCAGCAGCAACAGCAGGCGCAGTAGCAGGTATTGGAGCAGGGACCGGAGCTGTTTTAGGTGCCGGTGCTGGCGTAGGGATCTACAGTGTTCTTAAAGCATCCAACAGGAAAACACGCCTAAAGTTTTATTCTAAAGTTCTCTCAGGAATGGACAAAGCAATTAAAGCTTACAAAAGCGACAAAAACCTTGTGTCGGAACTAAAAGCCGACAGAGCTTACATTGTTTACTTAATGAACGAAGCAAGACAAGAGGAAGAAGAGAATGGCGAATGAGGGTTTTTTTAGTAGGCTTGGGTCTCTTCCGGGTAAGCGTGTTGATGACTTTATGGAGCAGACTAGAAAGTATCAGCGAGGTGAAATTGGGGTTGGAGACCAGATGCTTCAAGGAGGAGCAAATGCTTTAGGTCTTTTGACGGACATTCCTTTTTTTGTTGCTGGAGAAGCAGTGTCGGCGGCAACTCCTGACTTTATAAAAAAAGGCTTAGATCAGGTTGCTGAAGGAATAAAAGACACAGAAGCTGCTCAGGTTGCTATGCAGTACATGCAGGAAAATCCCCAGATGATGAAACGGTTGGGATATGCTATGGATCTTTCTGCCGTCCCTGCAGCAAAAGCAGCGAAAGGCGGTATGCTTCGTGACTTGTCTCTGGAAGCTCCTAATAGACAGCCGACTTTCTACGGGTCTGGTCAGTTAGGTCAGGTTGCTTCTATAGCTAGAACTGCTCCTACTGCCCTGTACGACACCCTAAGCCCTAAAGCAGCAGCGTCTCGTAGAGAAGGTGTTCCTATGTCTGTGAGACGAGAAGCCTCTAGGATAACACCTGAAAGAAGGAAGAAAGCTGGGGACATTAGAAACAAAGATAAAAAGGATAGAACTAAAGAAGAGGTTGAGTTTCTAGGTAATTTTAACAAAGACCTTTCCTTTCTCGAAGGTCAATTAGACCAAACTCAGTTGTTAAAAACCGGCAGAGGAGAGCCAGCTCAAGGAGTTATAAAATCCTTTGAAAAAGTACAAGCCCTTGATAAAGGTACTTTAAGCCCTGACATTCTTGCGAAAGCTGTTTCTTTATCTGAGCCGCTGGCGAAAAGAGGAATATCACTAGATAAAAACAATCTAGCTGTTATTGAAGAGAAGATAAGAAAAGCTCAGGGTATAGGACCCAACGAAAAAGTAGAAGTTGTTATTAGAAACCCTACTGCTTTTTCTGACATTTCAAAAGAAAGCTTAAGAGGTCCTAATAAAGAAGCAACTAGGGTTTTCTATGCTAGAAGCAGTTTACAAAAATACTTCCCAGAAAAGAAAGACTTTTCAGATCAAGAACTGAGAGAAGCAGTCTCCATGACTCGACTCCCGGACGATAAACTATATAACTTAAGCAGTGGTAAAGAAGCTAATCGCTATGAGCAGTACTTATACAAACTACTTCAGCCTAAAAAGTACGGTACAAAAGGCAGAAACGATAGTAAAACAATTGATATGTACTATAAGTACAAGAAGATGGAGCAGGACGGAGTAAAGCTCAGGAAGCCTCAACAAGAAATATACGACGGAATGAAGGCTAGAATACAGCAGGTTTCAGAGACAGTTGATGTCCGTGACGGAACCGCTTATTTCCAAGGATCTCATCTGTCTTCCGCAAAAGGTTTAGGTGGCGCGAACGATCAGTACATGATGAACAAGAAAGGAGATTTCGTCCACTTCATTGATGACGAGAACGATCTTTTTGGTCAAACTGTTCCGGGTGACTCACGTGTTTTGTCCATAACTTCTCCTAACGGCTACAATATGTTTGCTGCTGCTGGTAGAGCACCTACATCAAAACCTAGCCAAGCTAAACAAACTTTTCAACGAGAGTTACAAGAAATGGGAGCAGAGCCTGTTAGCGCACTGCCTAAAGGGATGTTAGAGCAAGCAGCAGTAGGCATTCAGAAACAACCCATGCCAAACGTACGTCCGTCTGACTTTAAAAACGTAGGTGCTGCTGGTGCCTTAGCTGCACAGACCGCAAGAGAAAGATAGGGGCCACTTAAGGCCCCTTCAGTTTCACTCTATATCTCACAACTGTTGCCAACACAGGCCAACTGTTGTGACCCTTCGGTCATGTCTGACTCCTCAACGATGTCCCACTCGATAGTCTTAGGAAACTCCTTGACTAGCTTCTGGTACGTCTCCAGATCCACAGGCTCGTAGGGTGCTTGCTGGTACGTGTGTTCTGAGTAAGGCAGGAAGCTGATGCCACTAACCTTGTCGAACTTGTTGTACAACCACTGGCCTACCTCTAGGAACTCGTCGTCTCTGTAGTAGCAAGTCATGGAAGGCTTGTGTTCACACCAGTAGTCCTGATACAACTCCCACAACTCAAGCTGCTCCATGGCACCCATGTCAGTCGCTACTACAGCCTTCTTAGGAGACTTTATAGGGAACGAGAAGACCTTAGTAGTAGGAGAAGTCACGTCTATCTCCACAGGCACTCCAGCAGCCTCTAAGACAGCACACAAGGGATCTCGTGCGTCTGCTCTTACTCGTCGTACGTACTGCTCCGCGTATCTAGGGTGTATGCCTGACGCGCTATCCACCAACTGAGACACAGTACCGGAAGGCTTAACAGCAGTAATGGCAGTGCTAACATTGATGCCAAGGCGTACAGCCCATGTACGATTAGTCTTAATAGCTTCCTTCTTAAGCTCCGTGAGCCACTCCTGTAGTTCTGCACGACTCTTCCTCCCTGACATAACTGGATGATCCATGATACCTGTCAGTGACACGCCCAAGAGTGCTTCCTCTTCAGTGTTGTCCTTCCAGATCTTACGCAAGTACCTGAAGTCAGTCAGAGTCGCCTGTAGCGTCCCTAGGATGGCTGCAGACCTTACCTTCGTACGTAACGTGTCCAGTGTGTCCTCTGCCCTGACTACTACTTCAGACAGGTTACAGAACTGGTACGGACGTAGGATAATCTCTGAGCATGGGTTAGTACCAAAGTCAAAGCTGGCGTCTCTACGTCCATTCTTCTCTGCCTGACGCTGACTTGCGACACGACTGAAGACACCTCTTTCGCCTGACCGTGACTCGTACAAAGACTTCCACTCGTTTAAAAAGGCTTCAAAGTCAGGCTTCTCTGTGTAGCAAGCTGAGTTGTTAGCCAAGCCACGCTGAGGATTATCTACCCACCACTGCCCTGACTTAGCTCGTCTTATCCTGTCGTCGGTAAGATTACTGAGACTGATGAGGGCGCTACGTCTGACTCCTCCGACGACAACGATCTGTGCAATCTTACAGCAGAGATCATGACACTCGATGGAACTAAGCTTTCGTCCAGCAGAGTTTTGAAAGACGTCAACGGTGAAGCTAAAGAGGTCAACAAGAGGTTCTGGACCAGACGCTCTACCTCCGAAGGTCTTAAGGGCTGACCCTGCAGGTCTAACTCCAGAAACGTCCCACTTGGGTACTTGACCACTAAACAACATTGCGATAAGTTCCCGGTACGCTTTAGCCCATCCAATTTTGCTATCAGCGACGTGTATAACTGTATCTGTGTCATGAAATTTCTCTGCAACCTCCGGTAGTTTACTGATGTACTGTCGTTCCACGCTGAAGCCAACTCCAGTGCCACACATGAGGACGTACATCATCTCGTCAAAGGCTTTAGGATGGTCTATAGGCAGATAGGAGCAGTTAAACCCAGCTACATTGTCCCTGTCCAGAGCTTCTCCTGCAGTCATGAGTGCCCTCATGCTGGGCATTACGTCCAGATTGTAGATACCGTCGTAGAGGCTCTTGGCTTCCTTTGCTGACAACTTCTCGCTGCTAGTCCAGAAGTTCAGGTAGCGGTCCACAGTTTCCTTCCATGTTTCCCTGCGCTGCTCCTCTGGTAAGTAACGTGCGTATCGACTCTTGTGTATGTATTCTTGATATGCGTCCATTATAGTTCGTATTCTCCTCCAGTTAATAGTGACATCTTAAGTTGGTCCAACACAAAGTAAAGCTCTAGTGGGTCAATGTTTGTCGAGACTACTACAAACTCCTCCGACTTGATTATGCAAAAGGCGTCTTTGTATTCCTCTAGTTTCTCCACCGACATAATTGCGTCAAATACTTTAGGTACAGGTATCTTCTCGTCTTTGCCATTAAAGTTTCCTTCGATTACTTTCATTAGATGAGTTCCTTGATTAGTCTGTCTACGTACCACCTACACTTACGAAGGTCCTCTACGGGTTTGCCTTTGTAGTGAAAGCGCCACAGGTACTTCATGGCGTTACCTTTGAGGTAGCCGTGGAAGTCTTCTCTGGGCATACTTGCTTTGATTGCTTCGATAGCCTCGATACCACCTTGATTGTAGTGCGGAGGCTGCTCCACAGGGTCAGAAGCTTTGTCCTTGTTCCACTCTTCAGGTGTCGCTAGGTCAATACTCATCTTCGTTCTCCGTTTCATCCTCTAGCTCCTCTGCAAACTTCTCTAGTCTATTGATCAACTTGTCTTCAAACCTGTCCAGCAGTTCCTCCGAAGTTATTTCTAAACTTTCCAGAAAGTCGTCAGGATCGTAAGCTCGTAGTAGTCGTTCCTTAATTTCTTCCATAGTCAGAGACATCTTCCATCAACTCCTCTACTGTGTCTAATGTGTACCACGCAAGTCCTTCCTTGTCGCACCATTGGGCCATCGTCATCGTAGCTCCTTTTCTTATCTTCTTGTTTGGGTTCATAAGTACAAACACCAGTGTCTGACCTTCTTCCAAACTGTCTCTGACACTCTTGTACTTCTTGGTGTCTCCTTCTCTGAAGAAACCCTTACATTCGACTAGTGTATTACTAGCGATGTGTACGAAGTCAGGTCTATAGTTTCTGTGTATTGTGTAAGGAATCGTAAACGGTTCGTACTCAAAACCCTTCAGTACTTCCGCTGTGTGTTCCTCAAAAACACTACGAAACTTCGATTTCTTGGACCTTCGGCTCATTGTGTACCTCTACTAAATAACGTGGACCTGATGAATATGCGAACCCTCTGACCGAAGGCCAACATTCCTTTTTGTAAGAGCAGTAGGAGCATCCTACGGCGAGTTTCTGGTTGCCACTCTTTCCATCTGCGATAGTTTCGTAGCATACCTCTGGTGGTTCCTCCTGCTCTACCATCTTTTTTATGTGTTCAATCCTGTCCCTAATATCGTAAGAAATCAGGTCATGGATAGGAGCCTGAGTGTCCTCTGTATCGTACAGCAGGTACGTCAGGTGTCCATTTTGTTTGTCCATTGCCAGCCAACCAAACTTAGTTTCGCCTTCGGAGTGCGCGTATCCTTTGATCTGCGCCACGTACCCAAAAGGATCGTCATAAGCCAGTGTGCCTTCTTTGAACTTCTTGAAGCCGAAGGTGGACGTAGACTTCACGTCGGTCACAACTCCATCAATCCTGCAGTCCATGGACCCTTTGATACCGTTGACCTCACACTTCTTCTGCTCGTCTGTCACCTCGTGACCTGCAGCTCTTGTGAGGAACAGTAGCATCTCTTCAATGATGTGTCCGTAGAGGAACTTGACGTACGTGTGTGGCTGTATGTCTTCACCTTTGTCCACATCGTTGTACACGTTCCACAGGAAGCGGTCCTCACGCCCTATGTTGGACATACGTAGCTTACGTGAGTCGTCCCTTTTCTGTGTGAACTCTTGTCGCATGAGTACCTTCACGGCTTCACCGAACTGGTCTATACATGCTTCAATGTCCACTCCTTCTGCTACTTCTTTGGACTCCACAAGTTTATATATGTCACTAACTAGGTTGTAAGTGCTTTTCATTTGTACTCTTCCGCTGTACTAGAGACGACAACTCTGGCCTCCTCCGGTGTGCATTTGAACCACTCGCCTTTACGTTCGTAGGACTTCTGTAGCTCTGTGTGTGCCTGTGATTCTGCCTTTCGACGATCATTGACATCATACCTATATTGTAACACATAATCCCTAAAAGGTGAAGAAGTTTGGTAGCTGTTTAAGCGGTCCTCAGCGTCTATAGCCATCCCTACTTTCACCCAGTCAGGGAAGTTAGGATTAGTTATGACGTACACCTGACCCTCGACACTGCTTTCGTACTTCTCTAAACTGCTAAAGGCTGCTTGTTCAAAGTTCTTGTAGCGTCCGGGCTTGTGCAAAGGGTGTGACTTAGATATGTGCTTGCCGTTGACGTACATCCTTGTTTGGTCTCTTTTCCAAACAGCTTCAGGGTTGTCTTTGTAGTATTTTCCTTCGCCTCTTTTATAATTCATATCCTGCTCCTTAGTGTGTCTCTGCCCATGTTGTTCCAACTTTATATTCACCGTCCAGAGGACACCTCAAGTTAAACTCAATACCTGCAGCCTTGAGGCACTCCACTGCTAACCAGCCGTACTTCTCTGCGTCTTTCTCTGCTACTTCTGTCTGCACTTCGTCATGTATGTTCCCTATGATCTTGTAGTCCAGCTTCCATAGCTTTGCGTAGTCGTCCAAGATCACCAGAGCTTTCTTCATTACGATGGCTCCTGCTGCTTGCAACAACGTGTTCAACGCTGAGTGTTCTGATCTGACTAGGAGTCTCCTTCCGTCGAGTCCTGTGAGGTATCCTCTTGCTGACGCATTTGAAACTCTTTCCTTAAGAGTTGCGAATGATGGCAGATTACGGAGGAAAGATTCTCTAAGGTTTTTGCCAGCCTTTCTACCTCCTCCAGCCACAGATCCAAGCTTCTCATCTCCTGCTCCGTATAAGAGTGCATAGATGAAAGTCTTAGCCTGATTTCTTGATTCAAGTCCAGCAAGTCGTTGGTTAGCAGTGTGGATGTCGCCGTTGATAATTTCATTGGTGTAGTCCTCGTCCTTCATGTAGTGTGCCAGCATACGCAACTCAAGACCACTGGCGTCGAAACCCACTAGCTTCTTACCTTCAGGCACAGTCCAGCAGGAACGACACTCGTGTCCGTACGGGCTGTGACTTGCGGGTACTTGGGCCATGTTGGGTGACTGGTGTGTCATGCGTCCTGTGACTGCTCCGTTGCTGATGACTCTGCCATGGACTCTACCGTCTTCCTTGACATGCTCCAGCCATGAGTTTACCTGCGCGTATCTTTTTTGTAGCATCAAGTACTCACTCACAACTTTTGCTTCCGGTAGATCAATGGTGTCTAGGACTGCTTCATCAACTATTGGGTTGCCTTTCTCCGTGAGTTTGTCAAAGCTAACCCCAAGGCTCGATAGCCTCTTCGCAATCTGCTGCCTAGAACCCACATTAAAAACTTCAACTTTGTCTTTAAGCCTCTTGCCCGTTTTCTCTGACCATCTTTCATGGACGATTGGCGGGAACCTCTTCTGTAGTATCTCCTCGATGTCATTCATTCTCTCCTTAAATGTGGAACACAAGTCTCTAGCCAAAGACTGATCCAGAACCCAACCGTTTTTCTCTTGCTGCTGCACTGCTACTTGCACTTTATGCTCTAGCTCAATGCTTGCAGGTGAGAAGCAGGTCATCTCCTCCATCAACTTCTGGTGTACTGCTTCCGTTACTTCTACGTCTCTGATACAGTAGTCAATCATCTCTTGTGACAACTGGGACCAGTCACTGTGGTCACCCTTTGGAAACCCTAATTCATTACCCCAGTTCCTCAGTGAGTGTCCTCCTGACTTGCTAGGCTCACACAAACGTGACAAAACCAGTGTATCGATGACCCTCTCAGAAGCCACTGAGACGCCCCAGAGACGCTCTAGGACAGGGATATCGTATCCTATTAGGTTGTGCCCAACGACGCTCTGAGAGCCTCTGAGGGCCTCTGACAGGCTCCCTGGGTCCACATGTACCAGTGTTACGTCGTCTTCCTTGGTTACAACGCACCAAATGGTGTCAGGAGTCAAACCATTGGCCTCAAGATCAAGATAAATCAAAAGTCGTCTCCAACGTGAGGATTAGGTACTTCACTCAGCCTACCGGTAGACCTATCATAAGAAAGGTAGCAAGCAGGGCCAGTTTCGCCAGTGTAACGATTCTTGAGGACACGTACTGTTGTTGTGTTCCTGATGTCTTCGTTCTCATGTTGCTGGTCTCGCTCCATACCTATAACTATGTCGGACAGTTGTGCAATCGCCTGTGACCCTCTGAGTTCACCTAGACTGATCTGGGCACCGTCTTCATGTGCTTTGCCCTGTGAACGTCGTAGGTGTGACACGAGGAACAAGCAGATGCCTGTCTCTGCCACGAGTGTCCTGAGTTTAGTCATGATCTCGTCGATTGCCTTACGTTCGTCACCGGACTCCTGAGAAGAAACAACGATACTCAGGTGGTCCAAGATCACAAACCGGCAGTCCAGAGCCTTAGCCATGTACCGCACACGTCCCAGAAGGTTGTCAGCAGAAGTAGAACCCCAGTGGTCAAACAAGTAGTACCGTCCTGTGCCCATGGTTGATTCCCAGAAGGGTCTGAGGTCCTCCACGGGTGTGTCCTCTTCCAGATGCAGAGGTCTGTTGGCGGCTACTGACATGATGCCCAGTGTCGTCCGTGACAAGTCCTCTTCCAACGCTAGGACACCAATGTTACCTTCGCAACGCTTGAGCAAGTCGTACTCGATCTCACGTATGAATTGAGACTTACCCATGCCACTGCCACTGGTGATGGTCACGAGTTCGTAAGGACGATGGCCTCTAGTGATGTGATTCAGACCGTCCCATGGGTAAGGGATCGACTTGACATTACGTTTTTCAACTAGATTTTCCCATGTGTCCGTACCTGCGACAATACCGTCGGGTCTGTAGGTCTTGGCGTTCCACCATGCTTGCGTAAAGTCCTTGACTCTGTTAGCCATGAGCATGTCGCCAGCGTCCTTGAGTGGTAGCTTGACGATCTTAAGCTTGTTGGGGCTAAAGAGGTCCTTGACTTGATCTACTGCAGAGTCACCTGCTTTGTCGTTGTCGAAACACACGACGACATTCTCGTAGGACTCAAGCCACTCTAGTTGTTCCTTGACTTCCTTTGCCGCATTGGAAGCACCGGACCGAAGTGAAACCACGTCCCACTGTCTGCCTGACATCTCGTACACTGCCAAGGCGTCCAACTCACCTTCAGTGATGGTGATGTACTTGTTTGTTTTACATTGGTGTTGACCAAAGAACCCAACTCCGGTTACGTCACCGCTAGTGTGGAAGTTCTTGGTCTTCACCTCACGTACTTTTGCTGAGGCTACTTCACCTGTATCTAGGTTGTAGTACGGGTAGTAGTGCCTCACGATGTCGCCTGTAGTCGAGTACTCCACAGTCACACCAAACTTACCACAAGTGTCCTGTGACAGACGTCTGTGTGGTATTGCTGCTACGACTCCAAACATGTTCAGAGGTTTCGCAGTTGTTACTTTTGTTGCTTGTGTAGTCATACCTGTAAGGCCATTGTAGTGGTAGTTACAACCAGCGCTGAAACAGTGTGCGCCGTCGTCGTCATAGATAGCTAGGGAGTCCGAAGAACCACACTTCGGACAACCCTCATGTCTAATGAATTTAGCCATCTTTAGAAGTCCGAAGCGTCACCTTCGGTCATCTCTGCTTCCTCCAAGACCTTCACAGCTTCGAGGTAAGTCGCAACACCGTGTACAGGATGAGGCTGACCCAGCTTGAACTTCAGGCGCACCTTAGAATTGTAAGGCACTTCTCCGTTGTACTGGTTACCTTCAGCATCGAAACGTTTGATGTCGTACTTTGACTTGAACTTGCGCTGTTTGTTGCCTTGGTAGTCCTTGATCTTCACACCTTGTGCTGCCAGTGTTGAAGCATCGTCTTCGGACAGAGTGATGGTCATTGAGAATGCTCCGGTGTCCTGACCGTTGTACACGTCGTGCTGAGTCAGGTTGCTGAAGTTTACAATGCCTTCGATAGTAGTAGCTGCTGCTGCCATAGGAATAATCTCCGTTGTTTGCTTTTGTTTTGACCAATGATTCTCACTGGCCATACTAATAGTATACCACAGTTTTGGATGCCGTGTCACCTCCTGACTGAACTTTTATTTTACTACTGTAGTTACTACAGGAGTACTTCTGTAGTAACTACAGTAGTAACTACTACTGTTTACTTCTTTAGTTAATTACTTAAGTTGTAACCTAAGTACTACTTTAGTAGAGGGTATCATAATCTGTCTCTGGTGTCAAGAGGGTTCCTCTGATTTCTTCAAAAAAATTATCGTCCTCCATCTCACACGCATGTATACTCTTGAGACAGACTCCACACAGATCGTAGAAGTCACCTCTGGCGTCCTTACGTGTCAACTCTGAGTCTTCCAAAATTTTATTACAGGCTTTGCATCTCATGGTTTAAATCTCCTCTAGGTCTTTGTCTGTTTTAAGACAATCAATGATTAAGTACTGTACCACTATGTAAGAAAGTATGGGTAACCATAGTGGTACCGTGAGTAAAACTGCTACGGCTTTCTTTAGACTGCTCATCATGATTCCTTGTAGTCTCGTGTCATTTCGCCTGAGTAGACGTAGTAGAACCTGTCTCTGTGCAACTGTAGCAACTGAGTAGGCACCATACGCCTGTACTTGTCACGCAGTAGGTCCTTGAGTACAAACTGGATGTCACCGAAGTGCAGATTGTGCATCTCGTCTAGTGCCAGATTGTCAGCCATGTGTTCTACTGCTTCCTTTGTCACGCATCCTTCGTCATGACTAGTGATGTCTAGGTTTTCTTTGTTCAACATGTGTATCACTCCCTTTCAGTTAGACATGCCCAAGAATAGCTTACTTCTTCTGCTACTGCAAGAGCTTGATCTATCTTTTGTGCAATTATCTGGCACTCGTACTGTGCATCACTGGAGATCCTTTGTTGAACCACTCGTGCAAAGGCTGCCAGTGAACCCGTCCAGTACCACTCAGTCATCATCGACTGTGGTAAAACCATACGTGCCTGCTCTGGTGCCACTCCAGCAGCTATCATGTTGCCGTAGAGGGCCTTTGAGTTCTCCACAAGGTCAGAGTAAAGGGTGTCCCAACGCTGTGCCTCACGGCCCTCAAATGACTCCTCAGAGGACCCTTGTTTCTTGTTGTCAGCTTTCTTTCGCCATGAGTCAGGCTGATGAAACTCCGGGATGATGTCTACGTATCGTCTTGAGATTTCATTCCACACTAGACCCACTTGATGCTTCACCAGTTGCCTAGCGACAAACACAGGTGCTTTGACCCTGAATTGAACCTGTACGTGTCCAAACGGTGTCCAATGGTTGTGCTTTGCTAGGTACTTGATCAGCTTCTTGTCTCTACTGCCAAACTCGTCTGACTCAGCAGCGAATGACACTCTGGCAGCATTGACGACAGTCAGGTCTGACCCCATGATGTCTAATAGATCTACTTTCATACTACATTACTCCTATTGGTTGTAACGGTGGGTCAAAGGTTGAAAACATGACGACAATGAAGATGCACCAGACCACCATGGCAGTCCAGAAGATGAGATCAAAGTCGTCTTCGGTTACATTACCTTCTGCAATGTCTACGAAGATGCTGTGTACGGCTCTGTAAAGCCTTTTGAATATGTTCATTGATTTACAAACTCCTCTCTTATCGTCAGAGATACGCATACGTCTCCGTCCGGGTGGTTCTTGTACAGATTGATCAGTTCGTGTCTCAGGGACAAAACATTAGACAATTGTGAGTCTTCGTCTTCCCAGTCTCTAAACATAGGGACACAGGCTAACACCTCCTTTTTGTCTTTTGTCATCACACCGTCAATTCGTTTGTGTGACCAGTAGTAAACCTCTAGTACTATGTCGTATGCTTCTGTGTCTATGCTAACCATGCTGGTATCTCCCTGTTTGTCCATCTCATGTCAATCTCACTCCTTCTCACTTTGTAATAATTACGGTATGCCTGTACTGTGTCGTCAGTCTTGCACTCGTCATAGATGCACTGCGGTGGCGGCTGAAATGGTAAGTCAGGCAGCGACGACGGCACAACTTTGAGGTACTGCATCTTCTCGCGTTGTGTCTTGTGAATCCTGTTGTATCTGTAGTCGTACTCAGCAAATAACGCTTGTAGATGCTCTAAGCCCCATTTGTAGGCAGCCTGAGACGATCTGAGCCACTTTGTGCTTGGGTGGTTCTGATGGGTCATCTTGTAGACAAAGGGTGCCTGTGGCGTCTCTGCGAGCCTGTGGGCAGTACTGAGCATTTGAGCAGTCTCAAGTATCATCTTGACTACATGCTTGTCGCACTGCATTT